ATCATCAGCTATTTGTTTTTGTTGGCGCATTCTTAACATTTCCAAATCACTTCTCATCTGTGTTTTTTGTATATCTGTTTGAGCTTCCAACTGCGATTCCTGCGCTTCCTGTTGCAACTCAGCCTGTTTTAATTGCAATTCGGCTTGTTGTTGCTGAACTACTGGGTCTTGAGCTGCTTGCATTTGCTGTTCAAGAACGGCTTGCTGTTGTGCCTTACCTGTAATCTGAGCTGCGGCTTGCGAAGCTTGAGTAGCCATTTGTTGCTCTTCTTCCTCTGATATACCCTTACCTTCTTTGATGTCAAGTGGTGGTAATTGTGTACCCATTAATTGTTCAGCTTCGTTTCTATACTTATGAGCCATATGTTCACTAATATGTGACGTTACCAAAGGCTGTATCATCTTAGCCATTGGGTTTTGTGCCATACTTGGGTCTTGCATCAAACTCATATGGGCTGAAATATGGGCATCGTGGTCTTGATAGGAAAAAACCTTAACTGGACCTCCAGACATCATTCTTGCGTTCTCTGAAACGGGGTCATACGCAGGTATTTCGCTTTTATTAGGCAAAATTTTGTCAACTTCTTGAATTCCTGCTGTTTCCAAAAACCTTTTATGAAGCTCTCGCATGTCGTATAACTGTGGTGCTTGACCTGCCACCTGCATAGCAGCCTGTTGTTGCATCATTCGCTGAGCAAAAGAAGTGGCATTTGGGTCAGAGACAGGTACAATATCTACCTTTTTGTCAAAATCCTCGCTAATATCCCCACTTTCTTCATACGGGTACTCCTGTACACTTGAGGACACAATATTTGAAAGCAATTTAAGTTCTTGGCGAAGGGAGCTATGCAACCGTGCGTGAATAGCACTCATTACCTTCATTGACCTTTCAATGAGAGCTAGAGTTGTCCCGACAGGAGCTTCTTGATTACCTTCGCCAATCTGTAAATCAGCTATCGAAGCAAAACGTCTTCCCTCTTGGACAAGAACGCCCAATAAACTTGCTAAAGTTGCTGATGGTTCTTTAAACGGCAATGGCATGATGTTGTCTCTTATCGCACCACTCGGTAAATCTAAATCTCTGAACTCTCCCGGAGCTATTGGGGTATCGTCCCCTTTTATTCTTAATCCCCTTGCTTTAAATCCAGCAGGTAAGTTTGCTAATGTTCCTGCATCTATTAATTGTCTCAGTATAGACGTTGACGATTTTGCAATTGAGCCAATTAGATGTATTAACCCAAAGCCATAGTATCCAAGACCCGGTTGGAACTTGTAATGAACAAAAAATTGGGCAGGTTTTTTTAGTGGATCGTCTTTTTCATAGTTGCGGCGTATCGAAAGGACGGTATTGTTGTCTTTTTCGATAGTAACAACATACGGAAGTGCAATCCCCGTCTCTTCTCCATTTTCGTCTGTGTCTTCAAACCCTTCGATTTCAAGTTCTGCATGTATTTCAAGGATTGTTCTAAGGTCGTTTTCGCTGACCTCTGTAACTCCTGTAAGTTCGTTGTATTTTGTTTTGACATCCTCAGTACCTCCCGTTGATGCATCTGATAATTCTACATCTCTGTAAAAACCGTTTCTTTGCATTTTTTTAATGAAGTTTTCAGACTTTTGCATTACATGCGTAAATCTAGGGGATGACATTAAGTCTGTTGTTGAATAAGATACAACAAAGTCTTCTGCTGGAACAAAAACACTGGCTGGTCTATTTAAATAAGGGTCAAAATACACCTTTCTAAAGGCAGAGCCTGCCAAAGATAATTGAAACAATAGCTGTTCTGTCTCAGTTCTGTATTCTGGCATTTCCTCAGTGAGGAGGTAGTTCATGTAATTTTCAACACGCCTTGACTGCTCGCCCTTTTCGTCAGAATACGTCCCAACAACTTTAGTTCTAACTGGACCTGATGCTGGAAATATTTCCATAATCGACTGAGACACGAACCGAATGACTGCTTCAGAAAGAATGGGATGATTTACACCTGTTGCCCCATCGAATGGTTGAGTGCGTATTTCATTCCTAATTCCTAAAAGCTCTAACCCGTCAGTATAAGTGTCTTCCCACTCCTGCCGAGAAGAACGGTCATCTTCATAAGACGCTACAAGGTCTGATGCCAACTCCCCCAATTGATCATCGTCCAACATCTCTGCAAGATTGTCAGTCTCCTCACTTGACTCACCTTCTTCCCCACCAAAGTTTATTTCCACGCCGCCATCTTCTGTCTCAATCATAACTGCTTCAGGGTTTACTATTCCTATTTGAAGTTCTGACTGGTCAACTTCTGTTTGTTCAGGAACTGGAACATCTTGTTCAGCGAGTACTTGTGCTGTCAGTGCCTTTTCTATTTGGTTTGATGCCGCCATTTGCTCTCTTTACATAATTGTTTAAATCTTTAGGTTTAATAATTGTACTAGACTTTTTATACGGAACGTAGCCCAGTGGCTTGCTAAGTATATTAATAATATGTTTTTTTATTTCGTTCATACCAAGGTGTTTCTGCCTCTTCATAATCTGAAGGTAATCTTAAAAATCCACCCTGTCTAAATCTCATTAGGGCTAACGTTGTGCAGTCAACTAAATCATCGTGTTGTCCATTTGGAAATGATGCACATTGTTCTATTAACTCTTCTGCCCACCTCGTTTGAGGATGCCATACAATCCCCGAAGCAAATATGTCGGAAACCGAATTAACTCTAGATAGCTTATCTTGACCCCTAGAAGGAGTGTAATCAGTGACTGGTATGCCAGATGAACGCATCTCTTGAATAAGAGGCAGACCTGCCGCTTTTGCTTCGATAAGAAACGCATCGGGGTCATATTGCTTATATAATTCAAGCGTCCTTTGCTTAAGTTCTGGAAACTCCAGCTTCTCATTGACACTATCGAGTAAGATAATATTAGGAACTTCCTCGCCCCCTTGATCAGCATGATTAAAAACTCCCCACGTTGTTATAGCAGAATAATCAGACCTAGCGTTTTTAGTATGTGCCGTGTCAACCGTCTGTATAATAAATTCACAGTCAGGTGGGCTTGGCTTTGTCCATTCACGCCAAGACTCTCTTTTAAGTAACGCACCCTCTTCTGCTGTCGGGGTTTGCTGATACTGTGCTAACCACTTCCCAATAGGCAACTCTGCCTTCAATGCATCAAGTTCTTCCTTTGGCCAGAAATCAGGCCACAAAGGTTCTCCGTTTTCATACATTGCAGGAAGCTCAATAACTTCCCACTGATCTGATCCAGATCTTTCTCTGGACGACTGAATAAGTCTAGATGTTAAATCCATCTCAGACCAACGGGTCATAACGAGGATAATTGAACCTCTTGGTTGTAAACGTTGTCTCGGACCTGACGAATACCAGTCGTAGATGCCGTCGTAATACTCTGGAGTTGGATTGATCCCTGCACTTTCAGAGTGAGGGTCATCAATTATAAGTAAATCAGCACCACGACCAGTCATTGCCGCTCCAACGCCACAGGCAAAATATTCACCTCCACCGTTAGTATCCCAGCGTCCTGCAGCTTTTGAGTCTGCCCTTAACGAAACGGCTGGGAATATCTCCTTGAAGGGTTCAGAGTCTATTAAGTTTCTAACTTTTCTTCCAAACCTCTGGGAGAATTCTGTTGTATGCGTTGCTGCTATAACTTTTCTGGACGGGTCTTGCCCTAAAAGCCATGCAGGTAATAGCCAAGACGTTAATTCACTTTTTCCGTGTCTTGGAGCTATATTAATAATAATTCTTTTTAATTTTCCTTCAGCTACCTGTTGAAACTTTTCTGCCATTATTTTATGGTGCGCTCCCTCAATAAAGGGTGGCCATACCTGTTTAACAAAAGATAAAAAGTTAGTTTTAGAACTTTCTATGCTTTTGGCTTCTCGCCATTGGGACAAAGCGTTTGAGATTCTAGTCCTATGCTCATTGGGCAATTCGTCTAATCTGGACAACAGTTTTTCCAAAGAAATCATATAAAATTTCCTTTATACTTACATAGTACACCGTTTAGCTGTTCAGTGCTTATTTTTTTTTCTCCATTGTTTTAATTAAACGATCCAAGTAGTATTGAGCCTTTTTAAGGTCTTCTATAGGGTTGTCCTTGTAAGGAAATCTCCATATATATTTAAATATAACCTGCCAACAATACATCCCATGAGCCGTTAATGTTATTTTAAACTTCCGATTCTGACTGGTCATGGCTTCCATAGCCTCAATGCACTCTATTTTTGATGAAGCGTAATGAGGTGGTTGGTTAACCATATCAATCGAAGAAGTAATCATATTGTCCTTTGTCGTCTCCATACTGCACTCCCCGTCTTTTTCGCTGGACTTTTTTTCTGTACTCATCAAGATTTCGTTTCCGTTCCTGTTCTGTTCTTTTTTCATTAAACTCTCTAGTGTCGCATTCTTTTCTTTCCTCTGGGGTAGCACCCTTCCGATGCCCCCAGCAAGTCCACGTTCTACCATAGTCATCAGAGAACGATGCCCATTTCTCCGAACCACACTCAGTGCATTTTTTATGTAGTGGAACAAAACGATTGGAGGTGCTTTCTGACTGCTTCTCTAATAATTTCTGCCATCGTGACATGTCTGCCCGTCTCCCTTGTTTGCCTTACTGACAACGTATAAACCAAGTCAAGATCCCTTTGGGGGATAAGAAGGTTATAAGAACGTGTCGGTTCGTTAATCGTCTTGGGTCTAGGCACTGTTTAAATACTCCTGCCAGCTCATAAGTTCTGACTGGTCAGCTTTAAAACACTCCCGTTTAAAAATTTTATGCAGTCCGTACCGTTCTTCACTGCAAAGTTCTTTTGCACCCATAAGACCAGCCAATCTGTATTCGCCTTCTTTTCCAACCATCAATGCGTAATAATCTACATTTCTGTTTTTTGTGTTGGCAATCAACTTTCCATTTTCGTGTACCGTTGACTTTACATCAATGCTCATGCCTTTGTGAAGAACGTCCCCAAAGTCCTCACCCCTTTTTACAGACATCACGGCTATTGTAAAAACCAGTTCGGGGTAAACATCGGCTATTTTGCAAAAAGCCATCTCTGCAAAAATACCCTCCCTGTCGTAGCCAAGAACATCCGAAGGCTTTACAGGAACGTTCTGCTCTATATTTTTATTCCGTGCCTGTTCATACCTTTTCTTTGCAAGGATAGACCCTATCTCTTTTTCAGCTTGATTCAAGCTCACTAATGTACGATTTCTATCTCTTGACATCTTAGCGCCGCTTCACACCCCATTAAAAAAACAAGAAATGGTATTGCTTCATCAGGGGGGTTTTCTTTTTCTATTTGGGATATGGCTTGGTTAAACCATGTTGCCATTGCTTCTTCGTTTGCTTGAAACAATCCATTTCTATCAATGAAACAATCTTTATTCTTTCCCATTTTGTCCTCTATTAGGGGAAACTGCAATATTTCTGGGAGGAAATGGGGGTATCACAGTTTCCCTTTGTTAGCCACCTTGGTTGGTGTGCTTCTTTTGTGCCTTTTTTATATAATTTAGTCAACTTTTTTACGAAAATTTTTGCTATAAATTTTTTGGGCTAGGGAAGTTACTGTAAAATCAATTATTTAGGGGGTAGAGGGGCAGATGGTAGGCACTGAAATAGGGGATTTTTGGGATTTGTATGGCTAAAATACAGTACATAGTACGACAGACAATAAATAAAAAAAGGGGGGGATGGGGTGATGAT